TGTAACTCTCCTGCTTTACTTGTTACTATTAGATTGCTACTACTTAAAGTTATTATTGCTTTTTGTGTTGCTCCGCTATCTATCCATACTATCTCGCCTAATGCTGATGCTCCTGCACTATCACTATCTGAAAGTGTAATTGCTGGAATAGCATCATGTACTTTTAAATCCTTAGTGAATAAAAATTGAGTAGCTTGTTCTGTAACTCCTGCTGTTGTTATAACACCAGTAACATCTAAATCATTAGTAACTGTTAAATCATTTCCTATGGTTACGTCATTAGGCATACCTATTTGTAGCTGTTGGCTACCTGCTGTAGTTTCTATTTCGTTTGAAGTTCCTACAACAGCAAAAGTTTGACTATCTAAATCAACACTTCCAGTTCCTGAAGTTCCGCTAAAATCAAGATCAGAACCCGTTAATTCTTGTTGAACAAATGCGGTGGTAGCCACTTTTGTAGAGCTATCAGCAGCAGCCTGAGTAACTGCTCTAACATCTGAAGCTATTTGAGTAGCTCCTCCACCTGTAGCAATAAGATTTCCTGTTACGTTTCCTTCTAAATTTCCAACTAGTGTAGAAACAACATAAGAAGCATCACTTGTGTTTACTGTTGTAGTTGGTTCTGTTCCAAGTCCTGAGAATATATGAAACTTATTATCTCCTGCTTTTCTAAATAAACCTGAATATTTTGTTGAGCCATCTACATATTTGCCATAAAAACCAATATCTACAGAATTTGCAGCATTATCTTTTGCTAAAATAATAAGAGGGTCTTCAACGCTTAAAGTTTGAGTAGAAATAGTAGTTGTACTTCCATTTACTGTTAAGTCTCCAGTAATGGTTAAAGAACCACCTATTAAAGCAGAGCCGTTAACATGAAAATCTGATGAAGGAGTAACACCAACGCCTAACTGAGTAGTAGATACCCAAAGAGGAGTAAGATTTCCAATACCATCTGTGAGGTTTTTTGCTGTTGAATCAACAACTCCATTATCAATAGTCTTAATGATGCCATCATAAGTATCTTTAATTAATTGTCCTGTAAAACTTGCCAATTTGTTTTATTTTTTAATGATTCAACTTTTCCTTTTAAATACTTTTTAAGCAAGACCTCATTTTTCTCTTGCTCATTGTTTTTTAATTTAACTGCCATCCACCAAAATTAGCTGTATCATCTGGGTATATGTCAGGAAAACTATTAGCATAATATTCAGTAAAATGTGCTGAAGCATTATCTTGTAAATAATCAATTAGCCTATTGCTAAAATATTGAGCTGTTGTTCTTTCTTTTTCAATTAAAAAATCTACTTCGTTTTTGTCTGCATTAACTGCATTTTCTGAAGTATGTTTATATATACCATTATTAGAAATACTATATGCACTAAATGGAAGAAATTCCACCATAGCCCAGTGGCACAATGCGGGTTTTATATAATCAGTAACTAATGTCAGATAATGCCCTGCTAAAGTGTCTCCTGCAATCTTCGTTTCTAATTGCTCATATAATTCAGTTCCTAAAAATCTTTGGATTTGTATTTCTTGAGCAATAAAAATATATTGAATGAACTTATCGGTATCAATATTTCCGTTTGCTGAAGTGAATCTCACTAAATCGTCTCTATTTATAAATAATACTTGTGCCATAATTTAATATTTAAATCCCATTTTATCCCAATATGCTTTGGTGTAACCTCTATATTCCATGTTCTTTGGTGCAACTGGAACTAATCTATCATTAACTGGTGCTTTAAACCCCTTAGATTTAGCTTCCCCTGACGTTACTAGTTTTTTATCTCCCCCTTGACTTATCATGTAGGTTTTTCTAAACCATTTATGTTGGCATCTAGCTCCTCCCTTATAAAGCCAAATGGAATATGTAGCTGCTCCTTCTATTCCAAAGCCTGGGTTTACTTCTTGTTTGCCCATTCTAATAATATCTTCTTTACGATATATTTTTTTTGCTCTTACCATGGCTTTACAGAACTTTCTACCATCTTCATCAAATTTTAAGGGAGCATATTGATACCTAACTAAAAACTTTTCTTTTCCAGTTTGTTTTGTTTGACCGTCTTGTTCAGAATCTCTTTTTGGATATGCTTTTCCTGTACGAACTAAATTTATAATTTTACTTAAAGTAGATGGTTCGTCTGAATTTAATTCAAAGATTTTTTCATCTAATAACTCATCATTTTCATAATCTACCTCAGAACAATCAATTAATTCATATTCATTTAGTAAATCATCTTCATTTTCCCCTAAATCTATAAATTCTTTAGCAAAATTATCTGTTTCTTCATCCATTGCTAAATCAACTTCAACTTTTTGCTCGTCAATATCTTCTTGCTTAATTCCTGTTTCTTCTTCTTTCTGATCGTCTGTTAAATCAGAATCTTCATCCATGAAGTCTAATGGTTTAAGGGTTTTGAAGTATAGATTAAGTGCAATATCATTAACAGACAGTATGTCATCAATAGCATCAATCACAATATCCTGAGCAGGTTTAATAACAATATTTAAAAATAAATCTGTAGCTGTTTGAATTTCATCAGCATTATTTCCTAGTCCTCCTCCAGATTCTCTAATTCCTAATAAAAGGGGAGACGTAATTCTATGCCCTACCATTAATTTTTTAACACATTCCTCTGACAGATAAGCATAATGTTCAGGAGCATCATTAAGCGATATATCTTCAACAGTTGTAGAAGATTCTTGGTTAGCATTAAAAGCAACAATTACTTTATCGCCAAGTGAACCTGTAAGTTTACCTAAAATATCTGTTTTAATTTGTATTTGTTTTTCTTTGTCAGGAATACCATTGTTAAAGTTTACCACCTTAGTTCCTGAGAATCCATTTTGCGTTTCATTAATTAAATACCCTGAAATTTCTTCTTCAAGTAAAGCGTATGGCATAGATGCCGAGTAACTTGGCAAACTATAATAGTGAAATCCAACTACATATTTCTTAACAATAAATATTTCATTTAATTCATTAGAAGTGCCAAAAACAGGGATTCTTTTAAGTTTATCTCTTTTTCTATACTCTTTCCAGTCAGGATGGTAGTAATATGCCTCTATTTCGCCTTTATCGTTGCATTTCTCGGCTCTTAGGGTTTGTCTGGGGAAGTATGTTATCTTTTCTATTTTCCTCGCTGTATTGTACGTTAATTGAAAAGCTCCTTCTCCAAGAATGATAAAATCTTGAACCACTCTAAACAAATCTTTGTTTTTTATAAGTGATTTCATTTGTGCATACTGGTCTGGCTTCTCACTAGAATCAGTAGCATCTAATCCATGCCCATATACAAAACCTGTTACCCCGTTTAATATAGCATGATTAGTTGTTGAACCAATATATCTATCAATTATATACTGATAGTAGTTATTGTCTTCTCCAATAGATACGAAGTCTTGATTTCTTTCTTCATATACTTTTGGAGCTTCATAGGTGTTTAGTTCTAAAACATGAATGTTACTTTTATGCTTCATAGAATACAAAATCATTAGTTGAAGTGGTTGTAGTGTATTGCCCTGAATTAACACTATAATCACTAATTGTTTGGTTAGTACAGAAAATCCTTCCTCTAAATACTTCTTGAGCAGGGCTGGAAATTATCATAGTATAAAAATTATCTTGCTCTAAGTTAGGAAACGCATCAGTAAATTCATAATAGTATTTATTTAGTGTAAATTCATCTGTATAATTTTGAGTATATACATTAGAATTTTCTGAATCACTCGTTATATTTACTGCATAAGTAGTCGTAGAAGTATATTCTCTTGGAATTACTCTTATTGTCTGATTGCCTACTGATTCTTCTAATATTGTCATAACTCTTATAAAATAAAAGGGGGTAACTCGTAAAAGCACCCCCTCCTAACCTAAACAAAACTTAATGAAAAGAAACCTATCGTTTTTTAGCTATTAGTACCTACTACTATTGTCTCCGTTGCTGCTGTTAGTCCTGCAAATGGATTAGCAACAGTTGCTCCAGTGATGAAATTAGCAGGAAGCACCTCTTGGGCTGTTAGCGTTAAGGTATAGCCAGTTAAATCTCCCATGGCTGTTCCAGTTACTATTGTTCCCCCAGTTACTTCTGCTCCATTATTTAATCCCACCAAGAAAGCATTTCCGTTGTAATCTACAACTGCTACTTGTGGTCTACCATAAGCTAATAGTTTTATCTGTACGTTATCTTCTTTCGTTAATTTAGTAAGACTTAGAGTAAGCACTTGCTCAAAATAAGCCGTTCCTGACTCTCTTGACGAGGTAACAGTTTGTTCTAAACTACTACCCCCTTTTAATGCATACTCGTATGCTGAGAAAGTTCCATCACAATTTGTTATTTCATCTGCTGTTAATGAAACGTCTCCCAATCCACCAAAGTCAACAAAGAAAACCTTTTGAATCCCGCCTACTACATCTTTACATGGGACAGCTCTACCTGCACTTAAATTACATGACATATTATTTTTTTTTTAAAAGGTTAAACTTTATTTATTTGTTATTACGCTAGCAATACTACTTCAGAACCAAGTCCGTACTGAATCCCAGCTTTCCAACGCATGATAAATCTTACGTTCTGCGAGCCAGTAATGTCCGCCATGTCTATAATTTTGATTTCATTTAAATCAGACATCACTCCTGTACCGAAGTACAAGTTTGAAGCTTGAGCAGCAACAACATGATTTGCTGGCATACCCGGTGCGTGGAATATTTTAACTCCATCAATAGTTAATGGTACTCCATTGTACCAAAGTGTCCCTCTATTGTCAACACCTGCTCCAGATGCAGTAACACCTAAAGCTTGGATATAAAATCTAAGGGTATCAGTATTTACATAAACATAAAGATCGTCTTTATCATAAATGGTGTCAGGAATGGCAGCTACTACCTTCTGTAATTCTGAGATTACGATTGAAGCAGACATAGCTCCTGCTCCTGCTACGTCAATAACGTCAGCATCTGCAGCGAATAAAGTACAGAAGCCATCAAATTCTCCTACATTTCCGTTAGTTCCACTCCAAATGACTTGTTCGTATTTGTCAGCTATCTTAGCAGCGAATTGTGAAACAATAAATTCTTGGAAACTTGCAGGTAAATTTTCTCCTAATACAGAATATCCCATTTCAGCAGCTTGCCAAGTTTGAGAAAAATCTTTTTTACAGAACTCAGAATTGATTTGGAACTCCTCTAATGTAAGAACTCTTTCTGTTAAATCTACCTGACCTGTATCTGTGAAGTCACAGCTTGCATTTTTAATAAAGTTAGCATCAAATGCTCCTTTTTGAATTACATACTTGTAGTCAATGTTTGGCATAATTGTTACACCTCCATTGTCTAAAGTTTTACCACTCAACAAAGCGATTGAGACATATTTACCTGCCCATTGACCTGCATAAGTAGTAGTGATGTTGGTTGTAGTCGCTAAATCGACTTTGTGATTACTCATGGTTTAAAATTTAATTGATTATTATTTATTATTAATTCATTTTTTCTAGCACTATGTCTAGAGTGTTTCTTCTTCTATTTTTAGCAAACTGTACGTTTTGCTTTTTAACTTCTCCTTCAGGATTGTGTGAGATTGGCTCTCCAGAAACCTTAATATCTTTAAGTTCTGTTTTAGATGCTTCTACTTTTACTTCAACTTCTTCAGATGCTTCTACTTCGTTAGAGTTTTTATTTTCTTTATCAGCTTTTAAATCTGCTACAGCATCTTCTAAGTTTTTAATTCTTTTCTCCATTCCCTCCCAGTCATCAACTGCTGCTTCTTTTCCGTCATCTCTCATTTCTTCTTCTTCTTTATCAGAAGCATCTCTAAGCTCTGCTATTTTACCTTCTTCTTTAACTAGCATAACTGTTCCATCTGAAAAATTATATTCTCCAACTGGTACGGCAATTTTTTCATCTTCTTCGCCTTCACTTACTATAAAAACAGATTGCCCTTGTTCAAACGATTCTGCTTCTAACTTAGTTCCGTTCTCCAATTCTTTGACTTCTAATTTTACTTTAACTTCTGATAGTTCCATTCCTAGAACATCTTTGATTGAATCTACTATTTCTGATGCTTTCATTTTTTTAATTTTTAATCCTTATATATAATACAATAAAATTCAAAAGTGTTTCCACTTTTGTTAAGTTGACTGAGTTTTTCCTATGCCTTGAGCATATAGTGTGCCATCACAGCATTTTGCGCTGTATGTTCTACCATCTTTACACAAACAGCCCCTTCTACCTCCTTTTGGAGAGTTATGAGCAAGATTTTTAAATCTTTTTTTAATTATCACTAATTATACTTTTAATTTTTGCTATAAGCTCTTGTGCCTCCTTGTCTTTGCTTAATTCTTCTTCGATTTGCTCTTTAGGTCTATTTGCTTGGTCTGAAAAGAAGCCTTCTATGGAAAATCCTTTTACTTTGCCTGTTTTTACAAAATCATTCCAGATTTCATCATTATTTACCTTCATAGAGACCATCCATGTTCCTTTTGGCACATCTAGACCGTATTTTACCGATTTATCCATTTTTGGGTCATCTACTAACCAAGATTCAACAACTGTTAAGTTTTGGAGAGATAATTGATGTTCTAAGGTTGCTTTAGACTGATTTCCTCTAATAAAAAACATTTCTGATGCCTTTTTTACAGTATCTTTTGAGAAAAAGACATAATATCCATCATCTTTAGCATTTTTTCTATAAATAGGCTTATTAGGTATTAAAGCAGCTCCCATTAGGATACGTTTTTCCTTATCTACCTCTGCCATTTTGATTTCTTGATTCTTAAGCGCTATAAATTCGGATTCTATGGCAGGAGATTCTACTACTGAAATTGCTTCAATTCCAGACAGTTCGTTTTCTTCGTCTAAAAATAATTCAATGATTTCCATATATATAATACAACTTATTTTAAAAGTGTTACCCTATACTTGCTCCTTCTATTGTATTTCTTTCTAATGCCTGTCCTGTAGTTACATCATTTGCTACTACATAAGTCTTAACAGGTGTTTGTGCTTGTGATGCTATTGCTCCTGCTAATTGGTTAGAATCTGAAGCTCCAACTACATTAAAAGCAGGAGGTGCTGAAGGAGTAGGAGTTGGAGTACCACCTCCACCTACTGCTGGTGCTCCACCACTTATACTTTTCCCTGAAGGATCAGTTGAAAGTATTTTTTTAATTTGTAATGCACTAAACGCCCCTGCTAATCCTGCTTGTATAAATGGATAAGCGGGAAATACTTTTGTAATTGGACTACCTTGAGCAGTTGTAAAAGCATTTTGAACACTTTCAATACCTGAGATAGTAGCTTGACCTACAGCCATAGCTTTACCCACAGCACTTCCTTTACCTGCAATCTCTTGTATTAAAGCCATTCCACGCATAGCTGATTGAACTTTAGCTGCCTCTACTTTTTCTTGTAGTATTTGACTTGCTTTAGCATCTTTTTTCTTCCCTTCTGCTATCTTACCCTCCCAATAAGCAATTATGTTAGCCTTTTGTTCTTCTGTTGCATTTAATTTATCTAATTCTGCAATAGATTTTTCAGCCTCTAACATTGCTTTTGCTTCTTCAGTAATTGCCGCTTCTTCTTTTTCTTTCTCCTTATAAGCTTCTTGAATATTTTTAATTCCTTGTTGCCTTTTAGTTTCAGCATCAAGAGCTTTTAATATACTATTGTTTATTTCGTCTTCTTCTTCTTTTTTCTTTGCTTCTTTTGCAGCTTTTTCTTCATTAAAAGCAGTAGTGATTTGTGTTTGTAATAATCGCTGACTTCTTAATTTTCTAGTATCTAAGTTTATTAATTCTGCCTGTAGTTTAGCAAGTTTATCTTTAGCAGCAATATCATTCAACCCTTGCTCCATTTCTTTTTCTTGTGCCTCTACTAAAAGTTGTTTAGCAGCAATTTCTTTATTAGTAATATCTTCTTCTATTTTTTGTGCTTTCTTTAATAAAGCAACTCTTTCTCCTGCTGTATATTTATCTCTTTTTTCTGCTTCTAATCTAATATCGTTAATTTCCCTATTTGCTTCCGCTCTTTCAACAAGTAAAGCTCTGTTAATACGGTGTGCTTTTTGTCTTGCCTTTGTTACTTCATTAATTGCTTCAACCTCTTTTTTAGTTTCTTCTACAAAACCTGTTACTGCATCTTTAGCATCTTTAAAAGCACCTGTTACTGTACCAATAGGGTCAGAAAGAAAATTTTTAATTCCTTTACCTAAATTTTTTAAAGCTTTCATTGGATTAGTTACAGCATCTATAATTGCTTCGCCCATCTTAGCGAAAGAATCCATAACTTGTTTAACAACAGCACCCATCATTTTTAGTCCTCGCTGAAGTTTTTCTTGACCTTCTTCTGATTGTTTAAAAGCTGCTATTAAAGATGTTATAATCACTACAAACGCACCAATTCCTGAAGCAATCCATGCAACCCTTAAAAGCTTTAATCCTTTTGTAGCACCACCAATACTTGTAGTAAATCCTTGAAAAGAGCTTATAAGACCTCCTGTTTGTCTATCAACTAAAGCTAAAACACCTTTATATTCTCGTTGAACTGTAACGCTTTTTTTTACTTCTTTATTGTCTTTAGTTCTTTGTTGTTTATTTTCTTGTAGTCTAGTTTTAGTTCTTTTTAATAGCTTATTAGATTCAGCAATTCTTTCATTATACTGTTCTATCCTGTTTTTGTCTTTTTTGCTAGTTTTACTTTTTAGATCTTCAAGTTTTTCTATCTCTCTCTGAACATCTTTAATCAAATCTTCTTGCTTCTCAATAGTTATATTGATGTCTTCAAGATTTTTTTGTGCCTTCTGAGTTTTAGCATTTATTTCGATAACTTTTTTAATTGCCATAATATGCGTCTTTTATTTGTTGATATGCTTCTTTAAAGGTTTCTGGCATTTTGTTTTTTCCTGTTGCTATTTGAGAATATTCCCCTTTGCAGTTGGTTAGTTTAATTAATTCAAGTAGTTGTTCTATCATTATACTTCGTTTAATAGTTCAATAGTGCTTTTTCCACTTTTTAAATCGGTTGTAACTGAATTTATTTTATAGCTCAGAGTGTTTATTTCAAACCTATCTGCAAGAGTATAATTTAATAAGATATTTAAAGGAAGATATGCTGTAAGCCTACTTAACCTTCTTTTAGTATTAAACATTTCAGTTATATAAGTAGAATAATATTCTTGAAATAATGTTCCACTCATGCTCTCTGTTATATTATATTCGTTGTTTTCTTGATTATAATTAATGTTTTTAGTTGACGAAGAAGCTAATAAGGCAACACTATTGCTTGGAATATAATAATCGTTTATATCTACATTTGATGCTGGATTAACATAGGGTCTATCGGTTAAAAATCTTATGTCATCCTGATTTTGCTGATATATAGGATAAAACAAAACAGGGCTTCCTAAATATGCTTCATCATTATCATTAACACACCAGCCATACTGTGCAGTAGTATTGTTACCATTGGCAACATTTATAAGTCGTTCATATTTCATGTGTTCAAATGGAGCTTCTACTTTATATACTCCTCCATCATATTTATCATCTCCTGTATATTCAGTAGTTCCCCAACCAACACCACCTGTTGTTAGCTGTTCATGTTGCATGGCTAGTTTAGTTCCTAAACCTTTATATTTAAATACTATTTCTTTATAGGGTAGAGCTACATTAACCTGACTTTTTGGAACATCTACAAATCTGCTTATATCCCATGGAGAACCTGAACTTGGATTTGCATAAAAATCGTCTAAGGTTTGTACTTTAATAGTTCCGTCATCTTCTACATAAGCTGTAAGATTGTATAGCTTGAAGATTCCTGTTAAAAAGTCAAGCACCTTTATTGGAGGTAGCTGTTCGCTTGGAACAAATTGAGTAGTTGCTGGTATTGTATAAGCACCAACAGAAAAAGTATGAGATTCTGGAACTTGTAAATCAGACATAGCCCAAGAAACAGAATCTACTGTAAATTCTTCTCTTACTTCTAATTGAACTTGGTAGCTACCATTATATACATTTATACTAGCTGAAGCTGCACTTGAAGCAGTTGCTGAAAAGCTATCTTGTATCACTCCATCTCTAATTACATTAACTGTATAAACTGTATTTTCAGCAGAGTTAGGAGTTACTGTTAAAGTAGAAGTTATTTTATTATTTCCTGTAAGACCTGCAACTGTTAGAGTTTCTCCTGCTGCTGTAACATTAGTCATGGTAGTGTCTAATCCAAAATCTACAAGATTAGTAAATGTTGTTACAGCATTAGGGTCTTCAACATTCCCTTTTTTTCTGTGCATCCACATATAGAGATTATAGTAAGGATCATTGCCAGATGTTTTAAAGAAGTCTGTAGAAAAGGTTATACCATAAGTTTTTTCAATAGCCATAATTATAAGATGTACTCTAATAGCATATTTTAAATCCTTCCAATATACTCCATGATTCATAGCAGCACTTTCTCCATTTCCATTAGGAGCTACGTTTCCATCATCTGCTGTATCACTTGCTGAATCGTAAAATAATCTTGTAGTATGAGTAATAAGTGGAGTGATTATTGCTTTAGAATAACTTACACTATCGTTGGTTATATCATATCCTGTAATAAGCCCAGTATAAATTGCAGTACTGCTATAAGGTTTAGTAAATCCATCTATCCAGTTAGAATCTCCAACTAAGGCATCTAAAGTGTCTTCTCCCATTAAGTCCTTTAATTCTACTGTATTTCCAAAGAATGTAATCTTATAAGCATAAACATCATTCTTTCTCATTTCTACTCCTTCGAGTTTTATCTTGCCTTTTTGAAATGTTAAGTAATTAAGTTCAATAGTAGCGTTTACTTTTAATCTCCCATCAAAGCCATCTACAATATCAAAGTTGTAATAGTGTTTAAATATCTGATTGTTTACTTTAGAAGCAGGTAGCGTAAAGCTTTGTGAAAAACTAGTAAACACTTTAGATATATCTTTGATGTTTTGAATAGTGTTAGTTAATGAAACACTTTCGTCTTCAAATAAATCTACTCTTTCTCCTTGAATGTAAAGTTGTATATATTGCATTATCTAACATTGTTTATTTTATCAAATGAATAGTTAAAGTCTAATGAATAATTAATTAGCCTATCGTTAACTGACTTTTTAAATGTTAAAGATTTAGTATTTAGATTAATAGGCAATACGTCTGTTCCATTATCTACCCAGATTTGTTCGCTCAACAATAACTGTCTAATTACTTCGTTAAAGCTCTCCTTTATATATCCTGTATTCATACTTATTTTCTCTTTTCCATTTATACCAAGAGTTGCTATAACATGCTTAGACTTATCATAAGTAGGGTCATTAGTATAGTTCATAATATCTCTTTGGAACTCACTACTTGATGTAGTAATGGAGGTAGTTGACTTTTTAAAGAATGGCATAATCTGTAATGCTCCAAACTTGTTATAAAAGATTACTTGTAGCTGGTCGTATTTAATCTCGCATACTGCCTCAAGTGTAATAGTATGAGTTTGAGCATATCCTGTTTTAGTTGATACTACTGTTATAGTATCTCCTGTTACTAAGCTATTGGTTGGGCTTACTCTTATATATTTTATTTTTAATGTAGAATCGTTGGTATCAGCAACAACAATAGGACTTAAAGTATTGCCCCAGTATTCAGCGTATAGATTCCAATATTCATTTGCTAATTGCCAATATACATTTGCTCCTCCACCACTTGTAAATGTAATAGTTGGTTCTGCTTCTACAAATACTGGAAAGACAATATCTGTTCCTTGTTTAAAATAAATAGTAGTGTTACTCTGCATATAGGCAGGAGTGTAATCTGGTCTGGCTATAATAGTATAGTCGTCAGGAGTTGAGGTCATAATATCTGCTACTAATGCTAATTGAGTATTGCTTTCTACTGCAGCAATAGTACTTGAGGTAGCGGCACTTGTATTATTAACAGTATCTCCAACTGTAACTGTTTGCGTGAATGTTTGAGTTGAATCTATAAGTTTAAATGCTGTTGTAGAACCTGTTGTTGTGGAACTAACAAGAGTATTAACAGGATTAGTAGATTCTCTTGGGTTTACTCCAGTTTCAAAATATCCATAACCTTCAAATCCTAATAAATCTACAGTTTGACTTTCTGAACCAACATTTGTTGTAATTGCACTATCGGCTTCTACCCAGACGCCATCCGTAGAGAAGTTAGCATACTCTGTATCTAAATAATCTTTTACAAGTCCGCTTATTTCAAAGATCACATAATTGTTTCCTGTAAGGGGAGTTTTAGTAAGTGTGTATTGTGCTGACCCTGGTTTGTCTGTTGTAAATGTTCCTGAATATATATATAGGCTCATTGTTACTGTTGTTATTGTATTTGCAGCAGGAGTTATTTTAATATAGTATGGACTTCTTGCGTTTAATATTGTACTCATTTACTTTTTATTTATTTGTTCTATTATATTTTTTTCTATATCTATTGCAAAGGCATTAACAAAGCCATCTGGCAAGGTGTTCCAATATTTATCAAAAGCTGAAGTAAAAAACAAACTTGGTTTTATTCCTTTAAGAAATACGCTTCTTGCTATTAAAAAATCTGTTAATTTTCTTGGTAAAAACCTTCCTTTTTTATCTCTTATTCCTTTCAACCCTTTTTTTCTTACAACCCATTGGTCAAAAGCTTTTGGAGGAGGCATACCTTTTAATGATTTTGACCCCCCTTTTCTCTTATAAGAAAAAGGAGTTGGAAATTTTTGATCTACACCACTTACACCTTTATCTTGAAATTCTCCATATTCTTCCATAAAAAAAGCAAGAGTAAATCCAGTAGGAGTTACATTAGGTTTATAGGTTAATGAATTAGACAGTTTTCCAGTTACATCCTTTTTTTCTTTTTTTAAATTAGCTTTAGCAGAACTAATTACATTATTAGCAAAAGCATTTAGAATTTTTTTTGTGCGGTCAACTTTCATTAGCAAATAGTCATATCAGTTGGAACAATAACGTCAAAGGTTACAGCCCATCCAGTTAAAGAGTTTTCAAACCTCTCATTAAAAGGCTCACAAGTTGCTGTATCTTCTACTTGGTATAAATCAGTAAATAAATCTCCACGCATTAATTTGCTTACTATTCTTGCGGCAACATTTAACTGCGTGTTAAGTATATCTTGTTCATTGGAGTTTCCTAGAAATGGAGATGTATTTTCTGTCTTAGGTTCATTTACAATATCCATGCACATTATAGTTACATTGAATGTTGTAGTTGGAGCTGAGATAGTTGCTTGATTAACCATTATGTGTGATAATGGAAATATCGTTTGTTTAGCTAAGTCTATGTCATAGATGTTTCCATAACTTACTGTATTAACAAATGGTTCTGCTTGTAAAGCTGTTTTAAGTGTATCAATTATATTATAGTATGTTGTCATATTGTTTTAATAAATATTGGTGTAAATGAATTTATGTCACTATTATTTGTTTCTTCTATGTAATCGTCTAACCAATCAAGCGCTGCATCAAAGTCAAATACTTCATTATTAATTTTCGCTTTAATTAAACAGTCTAAACATTTCCAGTAATCATATATTGCTCTTTTAGGATTTGTTGTAGATATACCAATCATAGCGTCATCAAATCCTTCGGCAAGTACAATACTTTCGTCAAATGGAATTAATCCCCTTTCGTAAAGCTCCTCTACTAAAAACTCTTTCATTATTTAATTTTACTTTTTAATATTCTTTCTTCAAGCTGGTTCTTATCTTTTTCAAATGTTAAAAACATTAAGCATTGGTGTAAGGGTAGTTTGGTAACTTGGTTAATGTTGGCAACGTTTCCTGAAGAAAGTCTGTAAATGCTTGAATACCAATTCCATCTTCTTGCAAAGTTTGCTTTTGCTGTGAGGTCAGATTCGGTAATTCCTTCTTCAAATAAATCGGAATATGATTTAGCAACTCTTTGTTTAAATTCCAAAAAAAAACCAACGCTCCAAATACTACATCCAAAGGCATTTTCTGCATATCGTATTTATCGTAGCTTTCATATTCTTCGATTAAATATTTTTTATTCTGTTTAATAATAACAGGTCTAAATAAAACTCCCATAGCTTTATCCATTGTTTCCCATTCTTTTAATGTAGTATCTATATCTACATATTCTCCAAATGTCATATCATCTAACTTTGGTATAAAGCCAAAATCTCGATCTCCTTTTTTAAAAGTTGATATAAAGGTTGGTTTCTGTTCAAAAAGGCTGTTAAGGTGTTCGGTTATTTCTTTAATTGAATTGTATTTAATATTCAATACTTGCTTTAATTCAATATTGCAGAATATCTCTATCATTTTCTGTTGTAGAAATAAACTGTCTTTGTTGTTTTCAGAAATCTTTAGAAACTTTTGGTATTGCTCTAATGGTATTTCAGATAAGGTTTCAGGGACTAGTATAGTTGCTTTCATATATATAATACAATAAAATCACAAACTGTACTCCACCTATTTAATAAATATGATATTCCCCTCTGTTTGGATTTTCTAATTGATAGCTTACTGAGTATCTAAGTGCATCTAATAAATGATTATGCTTATCTATTGGAGTTTGAGATTTCTTTTCAAGCCAACAATAATTATTTAATTCTTTTATTAAATCAGTAGATTTAGGGTCTATTATTAAATCATAGTCTTGTAATAAGCTAATACCATAAGTGATACTGCCTTGACCTTTTATAGTTGGTACTACATTGTTAAACCTTTGTAATTCGCTTATCAGTCTCGGCTCTGCACTATCTCCAACTATTAAACTTCTTCCTGCAAATTTTGTATTTAACTCTGCTATCTGTGAGGTTGTTAGATGAGTTATATAAAAACATTGTTTAACATATATAATTTTATTATTTGAATCTATGCTTGTCTGAACTAAAGTTGAAGGGTCGTTACTAAAACCGTAGTCTTGTCCGAATACTGATTTGCTTATTTCTCTAAACTCTCCTATCTCCCAGTTAGTAAATATTACTCCCTCTGCCTTTTCTAACCACGAACCTTCTACAATATGTTTAAAGTTTTTAGGTCTCCTTATTTTCATTTGCTCTATTTGTTTAATATAGCTTTCAGAAAGGTTTTCAATATTATCTAAATAAGTTGTGTGAATGTAAGTTGTATCTCCTTTGATTATATTTTCTCCCGCTTGTACTCCTCTGCCTTCAAACCAGCGTTTATAAATAAAATGTTCTTTAGTTGTTGGGTTGAGCATAAGTATTATTCTATTCTGCTTTCCTTTTTGTCTAACAGATAAATCAATTTTATCAAATATGCTTTCATCAGTCAACTCCTCAGCCTCATCCATTATCCATGTTGTAACGCCTTGTAAGGACTTTAAACTAGCTGTTTGATCTCCAGATGATGTTTTGATACCTCTAAATAATATCTTGCTTCCTGTGAGCTTATTTATAATTTCATCTTTTGTTACATTGAAATAATCTTGCGAATTTAATATCTCTATTTTTTCTTTAAATTCTGGAATAATTGATATGTGAGCAGATCTTAAAGTATATCTCGTGAATAATATTACATGACCACTTTCAATAGTTAACAAAACTAACAAGGCATTTATAGTAAATGATTTACCTGAACCTCTACCTCCAGTAATTATAAAATATCTACTATCTGATTCTTTAAATACGCTCCACTTTTTATTTAAATCTAATCTCACTTAATAGTTCTTTAAAGTCAATACTAAAGTTTTCATTTTGAGTTATATCAATAGTATCTTTAGGAGCTCCATAGGCTGAATCCATTAATGCTTTATAAGCTTGTACATCTCCATTTCTTGCTTTTCTTAGCATACTTAAAGTCATAATTTCTTCTTGAGTAAGGAATTGCATTTCTCCGTTCATAGGATTTTTAATATTCTCAATAGTATTCAACCACCTCTTAGCAATAGTTGATCTATTTAATGTGCCTTTAGGTCTGCCATTCTTTTTGGGTTGATATGTAGAACTAAACATTTTTAAATTATCTTTTTTACTCATTTAATTAATTTTCATAGTTATTGAATTAAAAAACTCAGCTCGTGCTTCATGTTCTTTTTTAAATACTCCTAATAATTTTGTGGTTGTTGTATAAGTGTTATGTTTCTTTACTCCTCTCATTTCCATACATAAATGCTTTGCAGTTAGTGATACAGCAACTCCCAGTGGTTCTAATTCATTCCAAAGAAATTCAGCTACTTGTGTTGTGATTCTTTCTTGATTTTGTAATCTTCTCGAATAAGTTTCTAATGTTCTTGCTAGTTTAGAAAGTCCAACTATTTTCTTGTCAGGGATATAAGCAATATGCCCCTCTCCAAAGAATGGTGCAATATGATGTTCACATAAAGAATGAAAAGGAATGTTTTTTTGTATTATCATTTCATCATAACCTTCTCCTTCAAATGTAGTACAATTCCAAGTGGGAGGATTTAAAAACTCTTTAAAAAATTTAACATATCTTTTGGGTGTATCTTTTAATCCTTCTCTGTTTACATCTTCTCCAAAGTATTGTAATAATCTTGTAATGTTTTCTTCTACTGTTTCTTCAGTATCTTTTTCTTTAATCTCCCATGGAAATACAATCCATTTATTATTTAACTCAATACGTTTATCGATTAAAGCTACAAAAGGTTTATTATATTTTTTATATCTTTCTTCAGTAGCTCCACTATCAATTAAGTCATCAATAATTATATCGGCATCTTCAATCTTATCTACTGCTCGTCCTGTTAATCCTGCCACTATCGTTCCACCTCTTGGAACTCCATAATATTTTGTTCCTTCTGTAATAATTAAATTTAATCTATAATAAACAGTTTGCCATGTAATATATGTTTTCTTCATACTCCTGTTTTTTTATTCCAAATTTCTATATGTAGTCTTGACGTAAAATTTAAATAATTTT